CGCTAATCCTCAAAGATTGGAGAACCAATGTCTCAGCAAGATCTGAATGCCTTCGCTGATTGGCTAGTTGCTAACCAGTCTAAAAAAGGCACACCGGAATACGATACGGTAGCAAAAGCCTTTTCTGAGTTAGATAATCAAAACCAGGACACCAGTCTTAGTACCGCCTACCAGTTTGGCGACAAGATGGTACAAGCGAACTCTGCTGATTACGCCGCAGATCTGAACCAACGCCTAGACCAGGGTTTCCTGGGCAACATGACACGCCTGGGCCAGGAATACATTGGTAACCCTATCCGTAATGCTCTTGGTTTCGATGATATCCAACAAGACCAGGCTAATCGTGAGTTCGAGGCAGCTAATCGCGCTAAAGCCACCCAGATGCGCGGGGAGGCCGATGCTCTTAATTACCGCTCATTAACTGCCGATGATATTGATGGTGTCGGATCTGCCATTAACTATGGCGCACAGGCTGTTGCTGAATCCTTACCACAAATGTTGCCCGCCCTAGCTAACCCAACTGTTGGTGGTGCTTTAAACATGGGCATCATCATGCCTGGTGAGTTAAACGCGGAGCTAAAAGCCATTGAGGGCTTAGACGATAACACCCGCATGAACCTAGCCGCCTCAGGTGGTGCTTTAATGGGTGCCTTAGAAACACTTGGTGTTGGCGTCCTTTTCAAAGGTATTCCAACTGAAGTCTTAGGTAAGATGGGTGTCAAACGCATTGCCGCAGCCCTCGAGAAAAAGGGTATGGGCCGTGTTGCTAACCGCTTTGCCTCAGGTTTTGCCGGTGAGGGTGTCACAGAATTAGGTCAGAATGAGATCAGCATGGCCTTTGAGGGCCTTGGTGGTAAAGACATTAGTGATGAAGAAGCATCCCTACGCCGCCGCGAGAGCTTTTTAAAAGGTGGTGCAGCTGGTGGTATGATTCGTGGTGGTGGTTCCGCTGTAGCCGAAACAGCTAGTGGCATTAAAAACATGTCCACATCCCCAGAGATTGCTGATGATCCTCAAGCAGCCTCCGAACTTGCCAACGACTTACGCCGGGTTGCCAACGTAGATGGATACGACCTTCAAAACGTGAATACTGGCGCAACGACCGGCGCAAGAGCCGCTGTTGATACCCTCCACGCTGAATATTCAAGCCAGATTGAGTTCGAGTTTAATGAACTAGAGTCTAAACTTGGTATCACAAAAGAAGATCCACGCTATGAAGCTTTTCAAAAAGTCAAAGCCAACACTGCAAAGCGTAAAGGCAAAAACAAAGTAAAGAGCCGTGTAGATCCTAGTGATTTCGCTATATTAAGAGACTTGACGCAGGGAACAGAAGAAGGTGCAAATCTTCTTAAGCTACTTCGTAAGTCTAATGAGCTTTCGTTCCTAGCTAACCAGGGCCTAAAAGGTGGTCTGTCACAGTACTTTGACGTCCTCAACCCTTTAGATACAGATGGACGTTATAACATTGGAAGAACCGTTGCCGCACCTATCTCTACTTTAGGCGCATATGGCACGATGGGAGCTTCTGTGTTACCAGCGGTCGCAGGTCGCGCTGTAGACGCCATGACAGGCCGTAGAAGCCGTGTTGCGCGTTACGTGCGTGAGAACCAAGGCAACCCAGGCATCCAGGTCCCAACAGAGCCTAGCCTCCGGGATCAAGACCAGGAAGCTACAGCAAACGCAGAGCGTGACGCACTCCGGGTAAACAACGAAGAACGCCAGACAGCTGAGTTCTTGGATTCCATTGACGCACCGCCAGCTGCTAACCCCAACAACCCTAGCCCACAAGCTCAGCTAGAGGATGCTACCGGTTTCGACAAGCAGACAGCTATCGATGTTGCAGCCATGATTGGCAACAGCAACTTCTACCCTGAAGCAATCCGCAGGTTTGCTACTGACTACATAGCTAGTGTTCGCCAAGGCGGCACTGTCGGTAAAAAAGGCGAGGGTGGTCTATCATCTCTTATCCGACTGATGAACCGCCTGGCTGATTCAGACCCAGATAACTACCCACGTGCTAACCCACAAAACCAGTTAGCCATCCAGGCAGCTGGAGGTGGTGGTCCAACTATTATGACCCGGGCTGCCATGCAGCGTGAGCAGGGACGTGCGGATAACCAAGCTTTTAACGATGAGCTACAAGCAGCTGTAAATGCTGACACATCTATAGATCGACCAACCAAGGCTTTGGTCCTAGAAGGTCTTCGCAAGGCACGTAAAACTTTTGCTGGTGATCCAGTCGAAGCTGTTGAAGCAATCTACCTCGATGTAGCTACCCGCGCCAAGAACCCACAGTACGCCGACCAGTACATAATGCCGTATGTCGAGAGGGTAACGGCCCAGCAACAGCAACAGGCCGCCACAGAGCAACCTGCGGCGACTGAGGCCCCATCAGGTGAACCAGAAATCAACCGGATGGCTGTCCCAGACTTTGGCGAAGGTCTGAGCATCTTCCCGAAGACCAAAGCCCTTTATTCAAAGATCGATGGTATCGATGTTGACCAGGGTAACTACCAGGCGGGTCCTGATGACGTCACTGGAAACACTTATGGCGGTGCTAGGGTTTATATTGGTGATAATGGTCGCGGACGCCTTGAGGTCGATCCAAACCAAGCCGCATCCCCAGATAAAGCTGATGGTAAGCGTTGGAACTCAAACCTAGTTAGACCAAATCTTTATGAATGGACCTCTAATCCAGGCAACCGCCAACAGTCATTTATTGTGACGGTCGAGCAAGGCCCTAAGCATTTTTATGCCTTACAATATGAAGCCGATGTACCAACAGAGCTTTACCGCAAGCCTTTGAAAGCTGATGGAACCAAAGCTGATGAACCCACCATGCGTCCTCGAGGCTTTGGTAACGTGGTCCCAGGTCGTCAGATTGGAACGGTTAAATTAAAGTCATCTGGTAAAGAACATCCTATCTACGATACGATCCGGATCGAACCTAGTTCAGTAATCAACCAGATGTCTACGGTTGATATCTTTGCCAACCCCCCAGTCCTAGAAGGCACTGGAAAGAAAGGTATCGTTACGATTGAAGATGTTGGTCGGTATCTCGAGACTAAATCTATTGAGGCAGGGTCACGATCACCTCGTACTATAAGGGGTAGTAAAGAAACTAACTCTATCGATTACACACCGGAACTAAAGCAGCGTTTGTTTGACGATATCTTAGAAGAAGCCAAAGAGTTTTATAAAACAAACCCTGGTGCAGCTTACTGGTACACTTTCGGATCACCCGAAGCTTTGGACATGATGTCTAAATCGATCCCAGAGTTACAAGAAGACGGAACCAACCACCCAGACCGTGGTTTACCATTACAAATGTTGTTCTGGACTTTGATTTCCCCATTGTCTGGCGGTCAGGACCCTGTGGCTAATGCTAAGCTTGCCGTTGATGTCCTTCGTTACTATATACAAAACGGTACTATTCCACTTTCTAAATACAAAGGTGGTCTATTTATTAACGATGACAATGTTGCCGCAAAAGAAGCTGAGGGTGAGATTTTAGCATGGACAGCCCGGGGCAAAACAACGTCAAATGCCCTGGCAGCAATCCAAAATGGTATAGATACATTTGGTAGCCTAGAACAGTTTATGCTTTGGATGGTTACACCTCACCCACAACAAGAAGTCGTTGATCAATATCAGCAGTTAGGCTTTGGAAGTGAGGAGGCCTCCAAGTCACTACCAAAGTACGCAGATGAAAATGGTATGCTTTACGGATCCCAGGTTTTAGGTCCAAAGTTTGGTCCGTTTTTATTGAACAACACCGGGAATGAGAGTAAGGTAACCAAAGACGAATGGTTTACTAGAAGCTGGAACCGATTAAATGGTCGGATGTTTACAGCTAATGGTAAAGAAATGCTGTCTCAACCTAGTTCTCCAGAAGAACGGATGGTTCAAGATGAGATTATAACCAAGGTTGCAGCAGAGATAGGTTTAGAGCCAGCCCAGGTACAAGCGTTATGGTGGGCTTATGAGCAACAACTGTACACCAGAATGGGTGTCAAATCGCCAACAAGGGATTATGTCGATGCAGCCAAAGAAGTCATCAAAAAGGTCGCAGGTGAAGCAGCAGCCATTGACGCAGAGCGAGAAGCAAGAACTCGACTTAGTGGCTATGTTGCTGAGAAAGAGAATGAGCAACAGGGCATCCTCAGGCAAGACGAACTCGACTTCGGACCAAGTGATAATGGACGAAGCCGGGCCGAGCCTGGAGCCATGGATGTCACGCCCCTAGCCGGGTCAAGAGAGCCTACGCCTACAGAGGTCCAAGAGGTTTCACGTCCAGTAAAGGCGATCTTCGAGATTGGTAAGAAAGGATCACCATATGAGAATGGTATCCGGGATTATGATACCGTCCAGAAACTTGCCCAGGCGTTAAATCATACGTTCCATCTAGTCACTAGCACCACCGCAATGGCTAAAGCGGTAAACATACCATATCGTAAGGCCAAAGGGTCTATGGGTCTAAGAGTAACATTAGGATCTAATCCTGATACTCTTAAAGGCCGTCTAGGTGTGGTTAAATCTAAGAATAAAATATACGAAATGTATGTTGCTCTTCATGAGCTTGGTCACGCATTAGAATCTAGCTATGTGGACGAACAAGCACGTCAAGAAGGCACCGAAATCCTAGGTAGGAACTTCTATTCACCTGGATCACAAGGTGTAATAAACGACCCACAACATAGTACATATTCTAACACGTTCCGTGCCGCTATCAGAGAACTTATGGCACTATATGGCGATCAAAAGGTCTCTACTGGTGATTTTACCAATCAAGATGCCAGGGATATTATCGATGAGATTATCCAGTTCCAGCGTACTGGTGTTATTGAGGGTTTTGGAACTAAGTCACCAATCCGGAAAGATTATAGTCGAGGGGCCGAAAGGGTTGCCTTAGGTATCATGACCCAGGGTGAAGTTGATGCCGCCCTTGGATCATATGAGCGATCATATTTCCAAACACCGTATGAAATGGCTGCCGATTTACTTGGTGTCTATATGTTGGACCCAGCTTTGGCTAAACGCGAGATGCCTAAAGCTTCAAAGTTAGCCAGGTTGTTGCTCAAAGATAATCCAACCATCCAGTTCTTTTCCGCACCACTCAGCGTTGTCTTGTCCATGGTCATGGCAAACATGCTTATTGCTGAGCGTGAAGAAGAAGAAAAGAAGATGCCACCTCCAGGAGCTTTATCCTTAGGACAAGCACCAGGGGCGTTATCAATATAGGAGTATGATATGGGATCACCAAAAGTACCCAGGGCCAAGTCAAAGCCCAAAGTAGGAAATGGTCCTCAACCTAACAAAGCACCTAAAAAGAACTATTTCTCGACCCTTATGGAAACCCCAGAGGGTCGGGAACTGCGGCGGCAATGGTCAAACAAGAAACGTAAGAACCCAGGCCGCCCAAGGGGAGTACCAGACGGCTATCGCAAACATGAGATTGAGCCGATTAGAGAGAAGATTCAAAAGGAAGCAGAGAAGGTAGTAAAGATTATGTCAGAAAAGTATGGCGTAGAAGATGATTACGCGAAGGAAGCATTAAAGACAGCCGTTGAGGTTATGCGTGTCCCTGGGGAAACTCGAGAACGCCTAGCAGCCGCCCGGCTTGTCCTGGACTTCACTAAGCAGAAGCCGGTAGCAAAGTCAGAAGTGGCTGTAGCAAAAGCAGAGGACTTCCTCGCAAGTTTACTTGTTGAAGACGATAATGGACCCGAAACTCAAAGCGGTTCGTAAACGCCTTTACACTGACTTTCCTTTTTATGCCAAAGCGGCACTCTCAATAAGAACTAAAGACGGCGAGATTGCTCCCCTAAAGCTAAATCCCGCCCAACAGATCCTGGACGATGCCGTCCAAAAACAACTCCAAACAGAAGGTAAAATAAGGATCATTATCCTTAAAGCCCGGCAGCAAGGTCTAAGCACCTATACTGGCGGTTACCTTTACTATGCAGTGTCACAAGAAAAGGCACGTAAGGCCATGGTTATTACACACCATGCCGATAGCACCAGGGCGTTGTTTGACCTAACAAAACGCTTCCACGAACATTGCCCTGAGATCCTTAAACCTCATACGAAGTACAGCTCAAGAAGGGAATTGTCTTTTGATGCACTTGATAGCAGCTATGTCGTTGCCACTGCCGGTGGTGACTCAGTCGGTCGGGGCGAAACGCTCACACACGTACATGCCTCAGAACTCGCGTTCTGGCCTAAGTCAACGGCTCACGACATTTGGAACGGTCTGCTGCAAGCAGTACCGAATGCTCCTAAAACTGCTGTATTTGTCGAGAGTACGGCAAACGGTGTAACCGGTATCTATCACTCCTTATGGGAAGGCGCAGTAAACGGCACCAATGGTTTTGTACCTGTCTTCATACCTTGGTTTACAGATCCAACGTATATAGAGGATGTCCCTGAGAACTTCGAGCGTACTCCTGATGAAGAAGACCTAGCCGAAGAATACAACCTTACCGATGAACAGCTTATGTTTAGACGCCGTAAGATTGCACAGAACGGTATAGATCTATTTCGACAGGAGTACCCTGCCTACCCAGAAGAGGCTTTCCTAACGACCGGACGCCCGGTGTTTAATCCAGAGCAACTTCAGAAATGCCTTACCGAAGCAAAAGATGTGAAAGAACGACTGGCCCTCGAGGGTGATGAGTTCATCAACAATGCTCGAGGTGAGCTTACAACCTATCTTAAACATGATCCAGGAGGCCAGTATGTTATCGGTGCTGATGTGGCAATGGGTGTTCGTAACGGAGACTACTCAGTCGCCCAGGTCCTCGATAGCAAGAAAAGGCAAGTCGCCACATGGCGAGGACATGTCCACCCGGACTACTTCGCTGAGGTCTTATTTGCCTTGGGTGAATACTACAACACCGCCCACATCATCGTAGAGAACAACAGCCATGGCATCCTAACGTGTACCAGGCTGGGTAAAGATATGGCGTACCCATCGTTCTATCAGGAAATCCAGGTAGACAAGATTACAGACCGTGAGACCGTCAAGTTAGGTTTCACAACAACGTCCAAAACAAAGCCCCTGGTCATTGACCAACTTCGTGCCGCGATGCGTGAGGGCGAGTTAACTCTAAATGACAAAACGACTATCCGTGAAATGATGACTTATATCGTCACGGAGAGCGGAGCCATGGAAGCTGAGCCTTCATGCTTCGATGACTGTGTCATGTCCTTAGCCCTGGCAAACCACGTTCACGAAGGTGCCTGGGAACCTGTCGAGACACCTGAAGAACTATATGTAGAAATGGTATAATCAATGGCAAAGATCGAAGATTACGAAAAGCTAGAAGACAGCGATATTGTATCGATTGTTGACACAAACATCCGTCAATCAATTGGCTACATGGATAGCGATCTTGCACGTGAACGCAAACGTGTAACCGATTACTATAACGGTACGCTACCAAAACCCGCTCATGATGGTAACTCAAAGTACGTCAGTCAGGACTGTTTCAACCAGGTTGAATCAATGAAGGCGGCGTTGCTTGAAACCTTCAGCAGCGGTAACCGTATCTGCAAGTTTGCACCTCAGGGTCCTGAAGATACACAGATGGCTGCTGTATGCTCCGCGTACACCGACTATGTGGTTTTCCGGCAGAATGATTTCTTTGGTGTTCTTCGGTCAGTGATTCACGATGGCCTGGTTGCACGTGTTGGTACAGCTAAAGTGTTTTGGCAAGAGTCCAGCCAGGTAGACTTGGAATCCTTCGAGAACATTACACAAGATGAGTTAGACATGCTTCTAGCTCAGGATGAGAACATAGAGCTAGAGGACAGTGAAGCTGACGACTTCGGTATGCTATCTGGCACTATTGCCATCACCCGGGATACCAGCCAGGTCGTTATTGAAGCTATTCCACCTGAGGAGCTATTGGTCGAAAGCCAGGCAGTTAGCCTGGACATCGATACGATTAACTTTGTTGCTCACCGCACACGTAAGACCATCACAGAATTACGTGAGATGGGCTACGATGAGGACAAGATCCAGCAAATAGGTGATGGGCATGAAGATGTCGAGATGGAGACGGATCCTGAGATCCTAGCACGTTTTGATGAAATTGGTGCCGACCGTGGTCACTCTAATCACGGATACCAGGACCAGATTAGAACCGTAATGGTTTATGAGGCCTATATAAAGATCGACATCGAAGGCACCGGCATCGCAAAGATGCATAGGATCCTGAAAGCCGGGAATGCCATCTTGGATGTCGAGCCGGTTAACAGGTTGCCTTTTGTTACCTTCGCACCACTACCTGTGCCACATAGCTTCTATGGATCTAACTTCGCTGAGAAGCTCATAGCAACCCAGAACGCCCGGACTGTACTTACCAGGTCAATCCTGGATCACTCCATGATTACAAACAACCCGCGCTACATGGTTGTTAAAGGTGGCTTATCCAACCCCCGGGAACTGATTTCGTCACGCTTAGGTGGACTGGTAAACGTCACAAGACCTGACGCTGTCACCCCAATGCAGCAAGCATCTCTCAATCCGTT